TTATCAGTGCATGATCGCTGTTAAACTTTCACGATTAATAGTAAGCCCAACGCACGAGGACTCGTGGCTCGACATCTGCGGGTATGGTGCATTGGGTGGAGAAGGTAATGGCAAAGCTTCAAATGAGCATGTTCGCTCCAAAAAGTGAATGGATACCACCTATCGAATTGCCTGACATTACGTCAGCCAAGAAGATAGCAATCGACGTAGAAACCAAGGACCCTAACCTGAAGAGCAACGGCCCCGGCTGGCCAACAGGGGACGGTGAGGTGGTGGGCTACGCAATAGCAGTAGATGATTGGTCCGGCTACATACCGATCCGACACTTCGGCGGGGGTAACCTTGACGAAAAGGTAGTCAACCGCTGGCTTAAAAAAGTATTTGAGTGTCCTGCCGATAAGATCATGCACAACGCGCAGTATGACTTGGGCTGGATCAAACAGATGGGCTTTCAAGTAAATGGCCGCATCGTGGATACCATGGTCATCGCATCATTGCTTGATGAAAACAGATTTAGCTACAGCTTAAATGCGCTGGCTTACGACCACTTGGGAAAAGTTAAGTCTGAAAAAGGTCTAGTGGAGGCGGCGCGGGAGTTCGGAGTCGATCCGAAAGCAGAGATGTGGAAGATGCCCGCCATGTACGTTGGACCGTATGCGGAGGGTGATGCTGAACTGACCCTCGAACTCTGGAATTACTTCTCCGTTCAACTTGGCAAAGAGGGCTTGTGGCCTATCGCTAACCTCGAACTTGACCTCCTCCCATGTCTTGTTGACATGACGATGCGAGGCGTCCGGGTTGATACGGATAAGGTCGAGCGAACTAGGGATAGTCTGCTCAAGCGAGAACGGGAAGTCTTGAAGGAGATCAAGCGCATCAGCGGCAGTGATGTTGAAATCTGGGCTGCACAGTCTCTCGCTAAAGCGTTCGATAAAGTCGGCGTCCACTATCCACGCACTGAAAAGGGCGCACCGTCGTTCACTAAACTCTTCCTCCAAGAGCATGAGCATCCACTCGCGCAACTCGTCACCCAAGCTAGGAACCTGAACAAGACATCCGGCACTTTCATCAACACAATCATGAAGCACTGTCACGCTGATGGTCGAATACACTCCCATATAAACCAAATCCGTTCCGACGATGGGGGCACGGTGTCTGGACGTATATCAATGTCCAACCCGAACCTTCAACAAATCCCGGCCCGCGATCCTGAACTGGGGCCAATGATCCGTTCTTTGTTTCTTCCAGAGGAAGGCGAACAATGGGCGGCCATTGACTTCTCGCAACAGGAACCGCGCATCTTGGTCCATTATGCGCATGTATACGGGAAAATGCGAGGCGTACCTTTGGAAGGGGCTAAAGAGTTTGTGTCGGCTTACAACGAAAACCCAGACACGGATTTCCATACCATGGTCGCGGAGATGGCTAACATCCCGCGGAAACAGGCCAAGACAATTAACCTTGGCATGATGTATGGCATGGGTGTGAACAAGCTGTCCGAACAATTGGATGTTTCTGTTGAAGAAGCAAAGAGCCTGACCAAGCAATACCATGACCGTGTTCCATTCGTTAAGGGACTCATGACTGGCGTAATGAACCGGCTGAATGAGAAGTCGAGTGGTGGGTCGCTGCACTCGCTGCTTGGACGTAAGTGTCGCTTCGATCTGTGGGAACCCGATACCTTTGCCATGAACAAGGCGCTGCCTTACCGGGAAGCGGTAGACGAATATGGGCCCACGACCCGTCTTAAACGTGCCTATACCTACAAGGCACTCAATCGTTTAATCCAAGCATCTGCTGCGGATATGACTAAAAAAGCGATGGTCGATCTGTACAAGCAAGGAATACTGCCCATGCTTCAGATACACGATGAGATTGCTATGTCCGTAAAGACAGTGGATGAAGCTAATGCCGTAGCCAAAGTTATGGAAGAAGCCGTACCGCTCGAAGTGCCGTCAAAATGCGACGTAGAGATAGGTCCCTCATGGGGTGAAGCTAAGTGATTTCTTGCATTCTTATATATCTTCGTATATTATCGTAGATATCCGGGGGCACTGGAGATAGGTTTAATGGATACAACACGCTGGAAAAGCATCCTCGTTCCGCGAGAGGTGTACGAAGAGATTAAAGAGCTTTCAAAAAAGGAAGGCAGAACCATTGGCGGACAGCTACGGCTAGTGTTCGAGTGGTACATGGAGACTGCAAATGATAGAAGCACAGGGGAAACAGGGACAGTTTCACAGAAATCTGGTAAAAAATAAGTGTCCGAAGTGTGAGAAACCCCTTGAAGTTACTGGCAAAACGGACACGCAATTGTTCCGCAGGTGCAAATCCTGTCAGCTTTCTATCGTCGATCCGCTCAATGGCGGCGAATACCCTAAAGAAATATGCGATTAAGTGTTGCTTATCCCATACCGAAATGTTTATACTACGCTTGAACATGGTGAGCATGTTCTCCGTAGTTGACCCTGACCCCAGTACGGTTGCCCCCGGCTGGGGTCATTCTTTTTAGAAAGAGGAAACTATGGCAGATATGATCTTTGTTAATGGCCTACGCGCAAGTAAACCCCGCGATAAAGCGCCAGACTTTGTTAAAGCCGACCTCAGTATCAATCGCGTTGAACTCATCACGTGGCTCGAAACACAGTCCGGTGAGTGGCTGAACGCGCAAATCTTAGATAGTAAGAAAAACCCCGGCACGTGGTACGTGAAGCTGGATACCTACGAGGCCGACAAACAGGAGTGAACTATGGATGACCTGAACCTACGCGTGTCGGAAATACCTTGGGTATATGCCGTCAATCAAATCAACAAAGCCGTCACCGACTTCCAAGACCAACTAGAAAAAAGCGGTAACGAAGAAGACCTCAAGCGCAGCGCAGAAATTGAAAAGTGCTGGCAACGCATCCTCCAAGGTTGACATTACCTTATAAAATCCCATACACTACTCCTTGTAACCCTACACGGAGAACGTTATGAAAGACCTAATTACAATTGATGAAGTTTGCACACTCGCAAAAGTGAGCAAGCCGACCGTCTACCGAAAGGTAAAGCTGGGCGAATTCCCAGCACCGGTCAAAGTCCCAACAACCGCGACCCGCGGGCCAAAGATGGTAAACCGTTGGGAACGAAGCGCAGTGCTAGGACACTGCATTCAAAATGTGCAACGCGCTGCAACCAACGCAGTCAACATCCCAGTCGAAGATATAGACGCACACTGGGACACGGCTCCCGAACCATGGTACGTGGAACATAAGTTTGTTCTTCAAGCTGTCGTTGGCGGGATGCTTGCAGCATTAGCCGTGTGGTACTTCAAATGAAGATACTAACCATCGACATGCACCCGTCAGTCGGATCGCAGCTAAATTACAAAATCGAATCATGGGAATGGCGCAAAGAAGTCATCGAAATGGTTTTGGATAACGGCAAAGTCGTTCAGCTAAATCCATCCTATGTCATCGCAGCTATCTTAGAGGAACGTGAAGAAGAGGCCGAAGACGATGAACGGGAAGATACCTAAGTTTTCCCGCACCCCCGACGGCAGCCTGACATCACGAGGCTGCCTAGCTATCTGCAACTACTGGGCCGAAGAAGATGAATGGGAAGGCCGAACCGCAGACGCCGAATACTGGCGCACGGAAGCAGAACATTACCAATACGAAGTGGACAACCGATTGTTCGCTTGGATTAGCTCACCGAAGATCGAAAACCGTCTAGCCAGTGAAAGCAATAAATGGGCCACGGCCATCGTGCCATGGTCAGCCGAAGACTTTTATTAGGTGGCCCGACCCCCGACTTTGATTCAGGGGTCATAACTCCCCCGACTTTAGGAGTGGCAGAGGCCGGGCCGGGGTCCAGTATACAAGAAACACATGCGGCAGGTCGCGGCCCACGGTACAAATTAAACGCCGTTTACTTATATATAGAGCAAAATATAAAAATAAATTTTTTGGTGAAAATAGGTGTAACCGGTGTAACCGTGTAACCAGAGCAAGCAAAGCCTTGTTATATATAGGGATTTTAAGTTACATAAGTGAAAAACAAAAATGTAACCGTGCCAGAGTTTATGTAACCAGAAGGGGCAAGATTGCGTATAAGGGCGCTAAATGATTTTTTTTATATTTTTATTTTCTTGTCTATATATGACAAAGGGGGCTAAGTTATGGCAAACTATCGCCAAATAACTGGAGAATTACATGCCTAGTAAATCTGTTGCTCCCGCCACCAAGAAAAGGGTGGGAAGACCTAAAGCAACCAAAGCGCAGCCGCTTACCCGAAAGCAAGAATTGTTTGTGAAAGAACTGGTGTCGAAGGATGGCCAGATAACTATGCGAGAGGCGGCAATCAATGCTGGATACCCCGCAGGGTCTGCGCACACTAGAGCGTATGAATTAACCAACCCCAACATAAGCCCGCATGTTGTGTCTGCCATACAGGCATATCGTGCAGAGCTAGACGAAAAATTTGGAGTCAACTACCAACGCCACTTGCGTGATCTGCAAACGATCCGTGACATGGCATTAAACAACGGCGCGTACAGCGCAGCCGTACAAGCAGAGTACCGACGTGGGCAAGCGCAAGGTGACATCTATGTAAGTAAGAGTGAGATACGCACTGGCAGCATCGACAGCATGAGCAAAGATGAAGTGTTGAAGGCACTCAAGGAGATAAAACAAAGCTATGCCCCGATCACTATCGACGTTACTCCCGAAGGAGAGAGCAATTCCCAGAACCGCGACAAAGCGAGAGGCCGACTTTTGGAGGCAGATGAAGACGGGGATGGAGAAGACTGGGAGGAACTTGAAGGCGACACGGCTTGAAACGTGGGCGATGCCCGGTGTGCCGGATGTCGTGTTGTGTGATGAGCTTGGTAACTTTCATTTTGTAGAACTCAAGGCGACCGCAGGTAACGCGGTAGACTTGCGACCTCACCAAGTCGCGTGGCTAACTAACCATGGGCACGGCAGCGTTTGGGTCATGATTAAAAAACACAAAACTAAAAACCAACCGGAACAGCTATTCCTTTACCGTGGCGCGGAAGCGGTAGACTTGAAGATGGAAGGGTTAAAAGTTGAGCCATACCATCACGTTGCGGGCACAGTAGATTGGCAAAAGGTTTTCGACTTGATCTGTCCCACAACATCGCATACAATCCCATAGTCAATAGAAAACTACGGAGGTTGAAATGACAGCAATTGAAAAAGACCGGTTCGATTCGAGCCTATATGACCAACGCCACGGCGGACCTTTTGATCGCGGCGGGGCCGATTATTATTACGGGCGGAAATTCGAGCCGCATTACTACACTGGCGCGACGTACAGCAGCGACAAGGTAGAGCTAAAAGATATGAGTGCGGAAGAAATCGCCGCGTACACTCGTGGGTATAACGCTGCCGAAGAAGACGGCACACAAAAAGACTGGGGGTAAAGCAGTGGGTTTTATTGAATGGATTTATAAACTTTTGTTTGGGGAAGATGCCGCGGATGACCTACGGCCAAAGCCGACGCGGAAGCGAAGATAAATAAGAAAAAAATTAGCCCGCTTGACTGCGGGCTTTTTTATGCCGTATAGTATGCGATATATCTTATACAACTACGGAGGGCAATCCGATGAAATATAGAGTTCAAGTAACCC